AACAGGTTGACCAAGAACTGATTCAGGAGTTAATTCAGGTAATAACTGAACCTCCACATCTTGACCATCAATTACTTTAGTTTCAGTTGGACACTCAATTCCGACAGTTTCGCAGAATCTTAAATAACCTGCATTACCTGTTGGATTAGATTCAAAAGTGTCATCCTTTGTAGGTTCTAAAAACCTCCATAATTTACCCTTGAATCTTTTGCCTATATACACATGTCCTTTTGTTTTTAACATATCACCTGTAATATCTTCATACTCAAACTCCAAGTCCTTATTTTCAGGTGCAGCTAAAAACGTATATGTATATAACCTTGCTTTATACTGTCCGCCTTTAACATCAAGAACTTTTGAACTTATCTCAGTAATATGACCCCAATAATCGCCTCTTGCAAAGGGTACAAACTTGCTTTTCTTTTCACCCTTCGTATAAAAGCTCTGTTCTTTTGTTATTTCATTAAACATATCGTTTACTTCTGCCATGTTATTTTCCTTTCTCTTTTATTATGTTTTGTACTTTTTCAATAGCAGCTTCGTAGTTATGCGCATTCAAACTCATATTACTTGCTTTGACTTTTAAATCATTAACAAACTTTTTACCTAAAGGTTCTGCTAATTTATATAAGTCTTGTTCTTCTTTTGAAGACAAAGCATCAGGCTCAGGCAAATCTTCACCTGCAAAGATATATAATCCTAATCCATGCAGAGCTATTGCTTTTGCTAATGCTCTTTGCAAACTCGTATTAATTTGAAAAGCATTTGGTTGTTCTATTGACTGATTACGATTGTCAAGCACAGGATGAATTTGTGATAGTGATACACCATCAACCTCAACCCATACATCTACGAAATAACCGCAATCTGTTTTGAAGAATGGAGAACCATCCTCCGCTTTTGTTACACCCCATCTAGCAGTAGGTGAAGCCTTCTTAAGCTCTGCTACTGCGTTAGCCCAAGACAAGTAATTAAATTGACCTTTTTGTTCAATGTATTTACTTACGTCTGTTTTGTAGAGCTTCATGAATGTGCTTTGTTTTGTGTTACTCATATTCACTCTCCTATCTTGGTGGGTTACAGATTTCTTTGTATTGACAATAGTTGCACTGCCATTTTTGGACAGGTGAAACTCCAACTCGGAAATTTGGTAACCCTTGTTTATGTTCATCGTTTATATTCCGCCAAAAGAGATATGCTCTTGATATGTAAGATAGAGGTATTTCTACAGCTCTCATCTGTGAATCATCTTTATTGTAATAATAAAGAAACATACCATCTAATTGACCGAATTCTTTTTCTAAGGCATATCCATAAGTGCCTAACTGCAATTCATAGTGAATGCTTGGATTTAAAGTTTTATTTCTGCCAAACTTCATTTTCCAAGACCAACCACCACAAGTTTTAATATCATACAAATAGACTTTTTTTTCAGGTATATTTTGTTTTGCAACAATATCATAAAAACCTCTGACATTTAATTCATCAATTCTTATTTCACCTTCAACTTTGAAATCAATTTCTTTTTCTTTATTATTAATTTCTTTTTCTATATCTGTTAGCTTAATAGTATTATCTATATTATAATCTCTATTAGAGTGTGCGCGCGTAAGAGAATTTTGTATGTCATCGTGTATTGCAGTACCAAGCCTTAAAAGCCTTTTTGTTCTTTCATCAAATTGAATTGTTGGCTTCAATCTTTCAACAGATTCATAATACAATTTCCTTGAACAAGAACCTGCACCACTTGCGTGATACCAATGTTCATTGCCCTCGTATCTTTCTATTCTGTTTTGTTCTTGTTTTTCATCAAGATATTGATTGTATATTCCTTCAATATCAATTGGGCTTTTTACTCTTTTCACTCTATCGTGCCTTTTGAGTATTTTTTTATTAAATCTCTAAGAACTTCAGCAGCAGAACCATAACCATTTGTTAAACACTTGGCTCTGAATTTCATCCAATCCTGTCTGTTGATATTTTTTATTAGATAAGTTGTATTATCACTCATTATATTCCTCTCTTTTGTTACCCTAAATATATACATAATATACCTATACATATATATAAGTAGGTAGTTATTTTTTATCATTTTTATTTTCTTTAAATCCAAGAGCTTTTTTTAGCTCATCAATCTCTACCATTAGATATTCATTTTTTTCCATTAAAAGGGCAATTTCGCGCAAATAAACACCATTTGGGTTGCCTTTATCAATATCTAAGTTTTTTAATATATCATCTATATCCATTTTACTATCCTTTCTGTTATATTTTATAAAATATGTCAATAATGTTTAATACTACAATTAAAATAAATACAATGAAAACAGATTCATCCATTAATATCCTTCCTTTCTCCAATTTGATTGATAAAACTCTGCCTCTGTTACTCCATTGTAATCCCAAACAGGTATATTGAATCTCCATACCATTTCAATATCCTTAAACTCTGGAAGATTTTTTTCATCATACCCAAGACTATATCCTATTTCATCTAAAAAGTCCTGTGTATATCCAAATATTCTACTCATTTTTTCTCCTTTATTTTAATTTTAATGTTGCTTCACCCAAAGCAAAATTATATTCTTCATCAATTAATTTTACAGTAATATTCCTGTGTTTTTGTTGTTTTAGTAGTTTAAATAATATATTTTCTAGTTGACTTTTATCTAATTGCTCCAACCTATTAGCTTGTTTTTGTGTTGTTCTCATTTTTCAACCCCCTTGAATTTAAGTTTAACTGCATCACTATTGTTTATAATTCCCTCAATAACAACTTCGCATCCCTTTTCGATGTTGTTTGCTTTTAGAAAATGAGAGGGCAGAGTAATCCTGCCCTTGTCATCTACTCTTGTTACACTTATTTTTATCATTTATTATCTCCTTTGTCTTTGTATTCTGATATATGAACAGGATGTGCCATATCATAGCACATTTCACACCAAAATTGACCATCATCAATTTCGCCCTGATACTTGTAGTATGATTCTCCATTAATGGATACATAGCTATTACTATCAACCCACATTTTTTCACTTATTGCATCTGAGCCACAGTCTTCACATACAACAAGGTCATCCTCTTTTAGTTTCTTTAAATCAGAAAGCATTTTCTTTGTTAATGTTAGCATATCTTAAACCCTCCACTTTCAATACAGAACAATGCAAATCTCTCAACATTGTCTACATCAAATGGATAGTTCTTAGCAAACTCTTCATCAGAATCTTCCATATGTTGAAGATAGTCTGCTTGATATTTGATTGCAGTTCCATCGGCAATTGTTTCCATTAATCTGTTGCCGAGTAACTTTGCGTGTTTACTATTCAACCCTGAGCCATCGTTGGAATGTCCGCTGTCAAAGTTTGATTTAACCCATTTTGATTCATCGTGAATAGGCTCATCATCCTCATCATACTTATATTCCATTCTTCTCATATTAGGCTCTATTATATCATCTGCAACTACCAAACAATAATTCCATAATGGTCGCCACCACCACACATTGTTTCTAAAATAAACTCCTGGATTATCCTCCTCCCATTTATCTTTTTCTCTCCAGTATTCATCTCTAAGAGCTTCGTCTTTATCAAGTGCTTTCCATTTTTCTACGTAATCCATACCATCGAATCTCTTCATTATTGGAAAATCATCGATGTTTTTATTCTCTTTCGGATTTAATCCGTGTACATCCATTCCCATTGTATTGCTCCTTTCTGTTTAATATTGCCATTCTTCAAACAATCTATCTGCTTCTTCTTGTCCGAACCTTTCTTTGACTACTGAACACATTATACCAATCATATTGTGTCCGTATGTTGTTCCATACACTCTATCGCATTCATCTTCAATTTGCCCTAATGTTGCTGTTTTTAGATTTATCTTACTCATTGTTATCTCCTTTGTTTGCTTTTTCTATTAACTCTTCTATCTTATCAATACCATAACGAGCATGGTCTGCTGCTTGGTCTGCACTACCACTTGCATCTTCTGCACAAGAAACTGCTCCATTTGCTTCTTCAAAGGCATAGTTCGCGCTACTTTTTGCTTCCATAAGGTCATCCTTTATACTGTTTAAAGCATCTACCTCAACAAGTATGTGTGTTTCTGTGTTGAATGATTTATAAGCATCGTCTTTTTCTTTCTCCAAAGCTCTTAAATCATCATTCAGTTTATTGTTATCTTTTTCTAATTGTTCAATGTCATTTTTGAATCTGTTTAAATCAGATATAATTCCATCAAACCCTGTTATTATTTTATTGTTCATCTTTATCTCCTTTTGTTATTGTTTATCTTCACTCTCTTTTTCTGCTACATGTTCGTGTAAGCCTTCACAAATTGCCTCATATATATTCGCCTGTATTTGGTCGTGAGCATTACCATTTGGATTAATTTCAGGTATTTCTGTCATAAGCCAACTATTGTGTGCTGCATATTGACCAATATCATAATAATATATTGGAACAGCATTATCTGCTATTTCGTGTATCATATCATCCAAATCATACAAATCATAATGCCCTTTCTGTATTTCTTTCCAATCGTGGTCAAGTGTATCACACGCATCAATGATTAGGTCTTTCAGTTCATATGTTTTCTTACTCATTCTTCCTCCTTTTTTAATTCAAACCATTCATTATAATCAACATCACAAGACAATTCTGCCTCAATAAATTCTTCTGCTAATCCTCTGTCTGAGTGTGTTGTATTCCATAAAATAAAGTTATTAATTGCATCAATTAATCTTTTTTCTACATCTGTAAATTCATCTTTTTTACTCATCTGGTTCCATCCTTTCTCCACAATATGATTCATCGTGGTATCTATCCCTTCTGTAAGGGTAGTTATCCTTGTAACATTTATCACAGTACAATCCTGTGTAAATTCCATATGCATCTACTCTTGCCCAATCGTGCAAAGAAACTGTTGGGGCATTGTAAACAGGCTCTCCATATTCATAATCATCAAACTTCAATGGAAATTCCTTATCAGGTTTATGACATCCGCTGCAATGAAACATATATTCCCTATCCATATACAACCTCCTTGAAACAAGCCATCTGTAATACTAAGTCTGCATCACCTGCATCGTAACCACCAAACAATATTCTTTTAAGTGCTTTTGTGCAACTATTTTTTGGGTCATCCATCATCTGTAATGCATCAATGATTGATTGTTTTGAAAATGCAACCTGTCCACCTTCCCATGTATGCATAATCAGTTTAGCGTCTTTTAGTTTTGTCTTTGTAAGATATTCGTGTTTCCAACCACCAACTTTGTTCATATCTTTTCTGTTATGACAACTAACATTTTCTGCCCAATATGTTGAGCCTCCTTCAAATGCACTGCATAGTATATCTTCAATCATTTTATCTGATATTGGAACACTATAATTAATTACTGTTGTGTCTGTTTTTTCTTGTTTATATATTTCACCCATTGTTAATCTCCTTTGTTATCATTGAAAATGGAACATTCCATTGTTTGTTATCTATTTTAACAACTGCTCGTGTTCTATTTACTTTAATGACCTCGCCATTTTCAAAGCCATTAGTTCCGCTTACCCTTACTTTATCACCTCTCTGTAATTGATTACCTATTTTTCTACCAATGTAATCTCTTTGTTCTTTTATTTCCTGTTGTATTTTTCTTAAATGATTTGTGTTAGTAATCTTTCTAATATTATCTACTACAACTGCTACTAACCAATCATTTCTAGTACTGTTTTGTTCTGACATTTTATTCTCCTTTTATGTTTATTAAAATCCAAACATACCTCTCATGTTCTTTGCATTCAACTGATTGTCTGTATGCTCTACATCAATCCAATTACCATCACTATCTTTGGCAGATATAATATCTGTTGCATACACACTACCAACTTCATCAAACATACCAACCTCAGAGCCGTGTGTTTTTATCAATCTTGTGTTTCCACGCATATTATCCATCATAACACCTGTTACAGGCACACCAAGTTGTGTTGTTTTAACCTCTGTTCCTTTTTTTATGTCATTTGTTTTCATATTCTATTCCTCCTCTTTTTGCTTGGTTATTTATAGCTATTGCTAATCTTTCTTTGTTTCCATTATCAAGTTCTGCAATCCAATTTATTAATCTGTTTTGCATATCTGTAAACTTATCCCTTGTATATTCATCAGGCTCTTCTCTGTTGTATATTTCTTTTGCAAATTGATACCCATCAGTATCAGTTGTCCACCTTATTAGGTTGTTTAAATCATTTGGATTCATATATCCCTTTCTGTAGCTTTAAATACAATGCTACGTATTCGTTTAACATATCTAAAAACTCTGTATCTCCATTTGTTAATAAAGTCTCTATTTTACCCATTCTGTTTTGTATCTCAAGAAATGTCATTACACAAACCTACTTTCAAGTCTTTCAATTGGATAATCAGGATAATGAACACTTAGTTTGTCTACAAGCAAATTGTATTCCCATACTTTTAGCTCTGTTAAATCAGTTACATCAACCCAACCACCTGTTGAATGAATTTCTCTACTACATAAATACAGTTTGTAATTACTCGTTTCATACACAGTGTATTCCATATCTGATATTCTTATAATTTCTTTACCAACAAGCTTTAACAGCTTTTCTATCAATTCATCATCTGTTATACTATCATCAATATAAGAATCAACCAAATCAGATATTTTATCATATTGTGTTTTCTTTTTAGCAGGCATTTTCTTAGCAGGCATTTTTTTCATTTGCATTTGTTTCTCCTTTTCTTTATTAAAATCATTAACAATAATATTGCTACTTACTCTGTCCATTTTTTACAGCCTCCTTTTCTTTTTTACTATAACCACACCAATAATATTCCATAACATTATTGACTTTCCATTTATACTGTGAATAAAACTTTCCATCTTTTCTAAGAAGATTAGATTTGTGACTGTCGTGCAGTTTCTCATTACCAATCCAATGAGGCATTTTTGTATCAACATAACACTGTGGGTTTGCCCTTTTCATTGTGTTTTTAAAACCACGTTCAATCCATTCCTCTATACAGATGTCCATATACATTTCTAATGCCTGTGTGTAACCATTCCACATCTTTACACAGGGGTGATGCCTCCAACCATAGTCTGGAATGTATAATGCCTTCAATATCTGTAATGCTTCTACTCTTTGTTTTCCCAATCTTTTATTATCAAGACATCTAACAGAATCATAAAAACTTGGGTGTGGTAAAAATGTTTGCATTAGTTCATACCTTCTCTTTCTGTTGTCTTTAAAAATCTTTTAGCAATTATATAGTCTGTTTTACAAAAGAATGCAATTCTATAAAAACCATCATCATCATACCAAGTCAATGTTTCTTTACTGTTTGAGTCAAATGCTTTGTTACACACTTTGCACACTCTTTTTCTTTTAACTACATCATAACTGTAATTTCCAATAAAGCCTTCTCTTTTTCTTACTTTGTATTTTTCTTCATCAATATTTAATTTCATACTTTCCTTTCTGTAATTTTAAAATGTTTGGGGTAACAAAAAACCCCAAAGAACAATTGTTCAATGGGGTTTAATGTTTAACTATTTGTGTTGTGTTTATTTGTTGAAGCTTGTTTTTCCGATTTCATCAAAATAATATGATGTGTATGTGTTACCGCCTTTTACATAGAGCGTTGGCTTACAAACATCAAACGCCTCTACATTTTCACCTTCAACATTTTCAACTTTTGGAAACAACAAATAAAAACCGCTAACACTCAACATTTTATGTTCACCATTTTTTTGTGTTACTACAACATCGCTTTGTATGTTCTTGTAATACTCGCCAAATTCAGTAATTAAAAACTCGTGTAATTTTTCATTAACATTTTTCATTATTTGTGCCTTTAATGTTAATTTTTTATTAGCCGTTTTAATTTCTTGTGTTGGCTTAATGTTGAACTTTTTTGCTAAGTCATTAATGTTTGTAATTTGTGTTATTTTCTTTCCATTTTTCATAGCATTTTTCCTTTTTTTTCATTATTTTTCAAAAAGCATACCGCCGAAACGATAAGTAATATTAAAACATATAAACATTATAATCAATATAAAAATAATAAATATATGTTGTGATATATAAATTATTACGTATATTCTTGATATGACAACAAAACAAAAAACAAAAGGAGTTTTAATTATGGATAGAGCCATATTAAGCGGAAAACCGCAAGTAATAACAATTGTTAAAGGTGATTATAATTTAACTAATATTGTTAAAATTAAGAGCATAGAAAGCCGATTGAATAACAATTTAGAAATAAGCCATATTGAAGAAAAAGACAATACATATAAGATATATATATC